CTGCGACAGTGGATTTCGTTTTCTCGGATGTTGCTCCGTACACGGAGGTAGTCAAGGCGCAGATCGAGTCGGAGCTGAGAGCTTTGTTTGCGCGAGAGGCCGCGCCAGGCGTCATGCTGCCGATCTCACACATCCGCGCCGCGATCTCCGGCGCAGCTGGCGAGACAGACTACACGCTCACGTCTCCGGCTGATGACATCGTTCCTGGTGTCGGAAACATTCCTGTTCTCGGGAGCATCACATGGCCCTAAAGGACGACTATGTCACGCTGATCAAGGAGCTCCTGCCGCCGGGGCCGGCGTGGCCAAGAGATGACACGACAAGCGCGTACGCAATCGCGATCGATGAAATCGCTGCGGTGTGCGCGGACATCGACAAGCAGTCGAGATTACTCATCGAGGAGTCCGATCCTCTGACGGCGGCGCAGTCTTTCGAGGACTGGGAAACCGACTGGGGCCTGCCAGACGAGTGCGTCACGGCGTTCAGCGAAACCGAGCAGACGATGGCACAGCGCCGCGCGCTGCTGCTGCTGAAAACTCGTTTTGTGCACGGTCAGAGTGCCGCATTTTTTGAGTCGCTTGCCGCTTTCTTTGGCCACATCGCCAAGGTCGAAGAGCTCCGCGACGAGCATGACCCGAGTCTCGATTTCGTCTGGCAAATGGTTTTTACCGATGACGCGATCGAGGATTGGGGCCTGCTGCAGAGTCCTGGTGCAGAAGAGGAGACGGAAGACTGGGGACTCCTGAGCGACGTTACCGTGCCGATCGTTGCCGATTGGGATATGGGGCTAATTCGACTCATTTCCAATGCCGCGTACGATCAGGCGACGGCGATGATGCAGGTGACCGATCCGCTGGCCACCTGGGGCGACGCTTTGATCGAGTGCGTTATCCGCAGGTACGCGCCAGCGCACACGACAGTTCGATTTGCGTACATGTAGAGGATACAAAATGGACAGAGCTTATCTATCAAATGTAAGCCAAACGCCTCCGGAACAACCGCCTACGTCTGGCGGTTTTCCGACTGCAGGCTCTCGGTACTCTGGTGTACCGGCTACCGTCCCTGGGCCTTATTGGTTCCATATGCTCACGGAGGAAATCCGGAACGTCATCGTTCGTGCTGGCATCACTCCGGATGCAGGCGATCTTACGCAGCTGAGCCAGGCGATCATGGCTGGCCAGCACCCGGTCGGATCGATCTACATGAGCATGGATCCGACAAGTCCGGAGACGCTCTTTGGCGGACGATGGACTCAGATCAAGGATCGCGTCCTTGTCGGCGCTGGCGGCTCGTATTCGGTCGGTGCAACCGGCGGCAGTACGAGCGTCACGCTAAGCCTTGCAAACCTGCCGAGACACTCGCACGGTGTGACCGTGTCGTCTGACGGCGCGCATGGCCACTCTGGCAGTGCGCTCTCTGCCGGTGCGCACACACACACGAGAGGCTCGATGGAGATCCGTGGCGCCTTTATGCAGTGGAAGTTTTTTGGTGCTGAGGGCGCGTTCTACGGAAATGGCGGCTGGGGCAGCTCCCAGTCGCATGACGGCGGCGGAGATCCTACGTTCCGATGCGAGTTCGCGGCCTCGCGCTCGTGGAGTGGCGCGACATCGTCGAGCGGTGCGCATACGCATGGTCTGTCCATAAACAGCGCCGGAAGCCATTCGCATACGGTGACAATCGCCGACTCCGGATCCGGCACGGCTTTCAACATCATGCCGCCGTACCTTGCGGCTTACATGTGGTACAGAACCGCCTAAGGAGAGATAAATGTCAGGTGATGTAAAGCATGTCCGGTTCCTGCGCGGAACGGCTGCGCAGAATGACGCCTTTACCGGCCTCGAGGGGCAGGTGACCGTGGATACGACCAACGTGCAGCTTCGTCTGCATGACGGTCTCACGCCTGGCGGCAAGGTGATCGTCGGCAAAAGTGACATCGATAACGACCAGACGCTTGTGCACACGAGCGGCAATCAGGAGATCGGTGGGGTAAAAACCTTCACTGCGTCGCCGGAGGTCCCGGCCGCTCCGGCCGGAGACAATTCCGGCAAGGTCGCGTCTACGAGCTTCGTCCACGGCGAGCTCGAGGACAATGCTGTACTGAAAACCGGAGACCAGACAGTCGCGGGCGTCAAGACTTTCTCGAGCTCGCCGCTCGTGCCGTCTCCGGCGCGCTTTGATAAGTCTGGCAAGGCTGTCAGTGCGCTCTGGGCTTACGGTCTCGCTCGTCAGGGCAATCATCTGGATCTCGTCGATCTCGGCACGCCGGACGCGGCTTTCTGGAACTCTGTCGAGGACGGCACGTTCTCGAACTGTCCTGTCGGCGGCTATGTGACGCTCAACGGCCACCGCTACTACATGGCGCACGGAAACTACTGGCTGCACTGTGGCGACACCGAGACGACAAAGAATCACATGCTGGTCGTTCCTGCCGGAAACCTCGTCTCCGGGAAGATGAACAACACAAACGTCACGACCGGTGGTTATGTCGGCAGCGATTTCAAGACCGGCGCAAACAGCAATACCGGACTCGCCAGTCTCAAATCGATCATCAAAGCCGATTGGGGTTCGAGTCATATTCTGACGCACAGAGAGCACTTCACGAACGCTGTGACGAATGGTTATCCGAGCGGCGGAACGTGGTATGACTCCGACATCGATTTGATGAGCGAGCCAATGGTTTACGGCTGCAAGATCTTTGAGCCGATCGGAAACGGGTCAACGATTCCGAATAACTACACGATCGACAAGTCGCAGATTGAACTGTTCAGGCGGCGTCCGGATCTGATCACGATTCGCGCGGCTTGGTGGCTGCGTGGCGTGGTCTCCGCTGCTGATTTTGCGCATGTCAGCGGCCATGGCCTTGCGAGCTACCACTACGCGTCGGGTTCCCTTGGGTTCCGCCCCGCTTTCGGCATCATCAAATCTTAATCTCGGGGCTTTATGCCCCGAGAAAGAACGGAGAGTAAATGTCAGTTCCGCTCAGTAATCGCAGGCTTTCAAAGTTTCAGGCAGATAAAACTCTGCAGGATATTGCCATCGAGGTCGAAAAACTCTCGGAGTGTAATTTTGGATTCTCTCCGAGAAAGTTTGACCGCGAGATTGAAAGGTATGCGAATGCGCACAGAAACGCTCCGAATGTTGATGAGCTCGTAAGCGAAAAGCGCGGCCGGCTGCGGCATTTCGTGAATATCCTGATTCCGGAGACGCAGCAGCAGGTCACGAGAATCGTCCAGAACGCGATCATGGAGTTCGGGATCGCGAACTCCATTTTCCCGTCTGACACGATCGCTCGCGATGCTGAGTGTGTCGAGCGCAGAGTCCATATGGACAAGGCTATCGGATACTGCTTTGCTCTGGAAAAGCAGCTGCAGTTCATGGTTCTGGTTCTGCCGATTGATGCGAATCGCATGGATCGGATCGTCGAGCTGATCGATACCGAGATAAATCTGCTGCGCGGCGTGCGCCAGGCGGACAATCGATTCAGCAGGTCCAGAAAGGAAAAGCCAGCAGCTGAGCAGTAAACCTTTGCGGTACCGTTTGTATGCGCGAATTGGTGGCTGCGTGGCGTGGTCTCCGCTGCTAATTTTGCGAATGTCAACAGCAATGGCAATGCGAACTACAACAACGCGTCGAATTCCAATGGGTTCCGCCCCGATTTCGGCAATGCAATCTGTAAGTCCTTAAACAAGGCATGGCACTCGCCCGAAAGGAAACGGTATCGGTGAGCCGCGAGGCTCTAAAAACCAGCGAGATATTTTCTCGGAGCAAGGCCGCATTTGTTTGCGCTACGCCGAACGGATAAGTCTGGAGGCTATCTGGCGCTTAACCCTGGCAAGGATTGCGGCAACCTAACACAATGCATCCTCTTGTTGATTCAAATACGCTCCTCGACTATCACCTCATGACGCTGAGGCGCAGCTCGTGGAAATCGGAACCGCAGAAGTACAACTGTCGGTTTCTTAAAAACAATCTTGACCTGAAAAAGAGTCTGGCCAGCGGCACATATCAAACCTCGGAGGGTTCCGAGTTTTTGAAAAAGGAGCGCGGACGCACCAGGAGGATTCTTGGCAGGCGGCATAAGGACAGGATTGTCAGAAACATTCTTTGCGAAAAGATCCTCGGCCCGGAGCTTGAGCGCTTTCTGTTCTGGAATAACAGCGCCAGTCGAGAAGGAAAAGGCGTGTCGTTCGCACGGAACAACTTTGAAAGAGATCTGCACAATTTTTACCTGGAGTACGGTGACAACGACGGGTATGTCCTGTTTTTCGATTTTTCAAAGTATTTCGACAATATCGTCCACTCGACCGCAAAGGAACAGATATACCCGCATGTCGATCCTGTAACGAGGTCGGTTCTCGATGAAATAATCAGTAATTTCCGTG